CTAAACTTCCGTCGCAACATTCTTTTCGGTATTTTCCGTCTTTACATAGACAACCTCTTTTGCCGCCACGTGGACTTAATTTACTAAGTGTTTTTTCTGCCATTGTTATTTTGATTTATATTGCTAAAATTTTTACTGCATTACTTTTGCTATTCAAAGAATCTTTCTGACCGTATTCAATTAAATCTTTTAACTTTGAAATTTCTTGTGGTAAAACAATACCTAATTCTTTAGAAGTTTTTTCTAATTGGTTGTATTTATCTAATGCTTTTTTATATTCATCAGCAGCTTTTTGAAAATTACTTTCTAATGTTTGCCCATATTTATATAATAAATCTTGATTGCTTTTATATACTTTATTTGCATTTTCATAAAGAGTTTTGACATCGTCCACTAAAGATAATTCTACTTCGTGCTGTGCTAACTTAATCTCGTTAGCGTTCGATTCCATTTTAGAAATCATTTTTAGAATGTTATTCATTGTTTTCATATTTATTTATTAAGTCTTTTAATTTTTCAATCATTTCTTGATCTTCGCTTTCTTGTAAACTCATTTCGTATTTGTCTACAAAGTAACCTTCAATAGAAAATCCTTTTACTTCACCAGCTTTTACCTTATTCCAAATTTCATCGTTGTTTACTTTCATTGAAATCATCCAAGTTCCTTTTGGTAAATTGAAGTTATATAATCGGCTTTTATCCGTCTTCTCATCTTCAATGATCCAACTTTCAACAACTGACATCCCGTCTAACATTTTCTTTTCATGTTCTAACGTCGCGTTGTTTTGGTTTGCTCTCATTAAGAATAACTCCGATGCTTTGCGTACCGTGTCCTCACTAAAATAAATATAGAATTCTTTGTTGACGTTTTTACGGTAAATCTGTTTGTTAGGAATTAAAGCTGCGCCCATTAAGATACGCTTCTCTCCATCAACTTCTTTAAGTTCTACTTCGTGTTTTTTTAAGGCTACAAAGTTTTCTTCTATTGCAGGACTTTCAACAACTGAAACCGCATTGATACCGCTTTCGATTTTATTCTCGTCGATAAGCAGTTCTATAATTTCCATCTTTGCCATAACTCTTTAACTTATAATGTTGCGTTTTGTACTCTATTTCTGTCTAAACTTTGTGCGCTTGTAACCTCACCACTTACTACATACGCTTGTACTGGCTGTTGTTGTAACGTTGCTAATTGATTAATTCCACTTGAGCCTATCGTATTAAATTGAGGTGCCATAGAACCACCCCCGCCAACACCACCACCTCCTAATGGCGGAGCAGAAGGAGCAGAACCACCTCCTAAAGTTTTTAAGGCTTTTGCAGTTGCTGCAATATTAGCAGCTATACCAATACCTGTTGAAATATTATTCATTGCTATTACGGGAGCGGCGGCTGCTCCACTTGTTGCTATTGCTTGAGGGGTCGCTAAAGCTCCAGCGTTTGCTAATTTATTTGAAATAATCATTTTTGCAATGCCGATAGCACTCTCAGCAATTACAGCTGCTTTCTGAACTCCTTTTTGCTTTTCAAATACACTCGCTATTAATTGAACACCTTGTAATGCTACATCTAACCCTTGTTGTTGAAGTGCTGCTTTTTGTTCTGCTGTTGCCTTAGCTGCTTGTATTTCTTTTTCTGAAGCTTCTTTATCTAAAGCTGCCTTTTTTTCTTTTGCTATTTTATCATTTTCATAAGCAATATTTTGATATTTTAAATTAATATCATTTAGCTCATTCATTTTAGCTAATTCAATTTCAGCAAGTGCGTCTTTATTTCCTTCCGCTAAAGTTTCAAGTTCAAAATATTTGTCATTAACTAATAAAATTTCACGTTCTTGTTCCGTTAAAGTATTTTGATAGTTTTGTTCAGATAAGTCCTCTAATCGTTTATTCAGTTCATTTTGTTGTTCAATTGCTAAACGTGCTGCTTCTGCGTTTGCTTTTGCTATTATATCATTTTTTTCTTTAGCGGCGTCTTTTGCTTTTTGATTAGCTGCTTTATCTATTTCTTTAACCGATAATTGTAAACCTGCCCTTTGGTTTATTAATCCGTCTATTTGTTTTTGTAGTTCGTCCTGTGTTTCTTTGTTTTCCTTTTTTAAATCTTCAACATTGAATAACGAACCCGCTACAAATGAACTCGCTTTATCTTCTAAGCCTTCAATAGCTTTGTTTAAATCGAATGAAACTAACTTTCCTAACCCTAATGCTTCGCTTACTTTATTTGCACCTTGTATCGCTAAATCAATAGGCTTTAACATCAATTTAGGAAGGAATAAACCAGCGTCCAAAATAAAATCTACAATTGCTTTTGTAGTGTTATAGTTTTTAATAGCTGCTTCTTCTTCTGCTTTGCTCGTCTTTTTGACGTTTTCAAGTTCTATAATTCCTAATTGAATTGCAGCGTCTATTTTCTTAATCTTTAAGTTTAAGATTTCTTTTTCGCTTTTACCTTGTAACTTCAATGTGTTATCTTGAGCGTCTAAAGTGTCAAGTTCTTTTTTAGAAGTTTCAAAATTCTCATGCGAAAGTTTGTTTAAGTTGGCTTGTTCATCACTAACACCGCTTACAGCTTCTTTAATGTCATCCCAATAAGCAACAACAGTACCCAATGCAACTAAAAATAAACCTATCCCAGTTGCAGCAAGTCCAGTTCGAATACCTTTTAAAGCATTCATCGCAACCGTTCCTAATTGCTTAAAAGAATCTCGTGCCTCCATTAACCCCTGAAGCCCTTGAGAAACAGCCATAGCAGATTGAACTTTTAACATAGTTTCTTGTACCGCTTCGCCTTCTACTCCAACAAGTCCTAAAGCACCTTCAAACGCTTGAAAACCATCTAAAACACCGCCTATTGAACGCGTTAAAGAGTTAAATTTAGCGTCTGGATTAAATGAATCTACTAAATCTTTCGAGAACCCTATTTGGTCTTTTAATTCCGCGGCTGCTCTTGCTGCTTTAACTGCTTGAGCCGAGGTTTCACCATATTGCGCGGAAACTCTTTGTAATTCCTGAACCGCTTCTTTATATTGAGCCTTTAAAGATTTGCTATTATCTTGTATTTCTAACTCAATTGTTCTTTTTTCTGCCATTGTAGTGTCGTTTCTGCTGTTTATAAATCTTTTTTATGCTCGATGTGTATTCGTGTTTTCCTTTGGCTATATCTACAATCTCACTTACATTGTAGTAATCATCCATTTTTAAAAGTTCTAATATCTGCGCTATCATTGTTGGTTAATTATAATTTGGTTAGTTGACTGACTGCCATCACTAAATGTATAAGTTACTGTTAACGTTATAACTTGGTTTGAGCTATTCTCGGTAATGAAGTTTTGGAGTATTTCAGTTATAAGTTCATCGCTATTTTCAGCTAAAATAAAACTCGGCGTGTTTGGGTTAGCAGGAATACACACTTCGATAGCTTGACTTGTCGTAATCGTGCTTGGAGTTATAGTTACTCCAGCTGTTGCCGTTGTTATCGTTGCACTTACTGCGCCATTTGGTAGCTGAACACGAACATCTAAGCATTGTGCATTCGGGTCAGGGTTAATAATATCTTGAGCTTGTAACGGTCTAAAGTCTAAATACAAACTAAATTCCACTTCGCCATTTGTTAGGTTAGATTTCATCTCGTTTATAATGTATCTTTTGTCTCGAATTATAAGCCTATCATTCAATCTAAGGTTAGTTAAAAGGCTAATTGGTAAAATGGTCTTTACGCTTACTAAACGTTGCTTTAAATCGAATAAATTACTTAGGTAAGGAAAATAATAAGTAGCGTATAAACCTTGTTGGATTGTTTCGTTATGAATAATTGAGTTGTCAGCTCCAAAGTTTAAACTGTATTTCGTGTTTTGGTAAGTTAAGTCCTGACCAAATAAAGCGTAAGTGTCAATATCTTGGTGAGTTGAACCGTCGTAAAATTTAATATCGTGAACTAAATTATCGCTTTCACCATACAAATAAAACAAACATGGCTTTGGCGTGTAAGCTTGTATGTTTTCATTAAGTGCAAATCCAAGTATTGCGTAGTTATTTGAATTATCTAAGGCTCTCGTAAATAACAAATTCTCAAATGGACTTTCTATTACATAGTCGCTCCCATCGTATGGAAATTGGTATTCTAAATTACCGTACTGTTGGTTGGTTGTTTTAAAATAATTTTTATTTACGAACGATTCGCTTTCCTGATATTTGAATATAATCTTTTTATATAACTTCATGCGCTCCACGCCTATTTCGTCCGTGTTTGTGTATTCAGTAACGTCCACTATTGCGCCTTGGCTATACCAGTCATCTAACGGCAAAACTTCGTAAACATCTTTTTCAATACCTACGCAAGTCATGTTGAATTCTTTAAGAATACCAGCAAAGAAATCAGCTATTTTCATATCAGGCATTACGTTGTTTAAATTTACGTTACCTGTTATTACATTTTGTGCCGTTGATATTATTGCGTAATTATTATACTGTTGTTGTACGCTTGTTATAGGGTCTTCAAATACTCCTCGTAAAGTGTAACTTATTAAATAATCTAAAGTCATTGCAGCAGCTGCCCTAACCTTAAACGAAATAATTGAATTTAATCCTGAAGTATTTGCTATATAAACAACAGTTAATGAACCAACAGTAGTACCTGTTAAAGTTTGAAAATAGTTTCCGTCTTGATATACATCTACATAATAAGTTCCCGTTGCACTTTGTGAAATAATTTGTATTTCTATTTGGTGAGTTACTATACCTTGTAAATATTGAACATTAATTGTATTGTCAATTAAATCTATATAGTCACTTGGATTATAAGGGTTTAAACCTCCAACAAAATTATAAACTATTGCATCTAAATCTATATCCTGTGATTCACTAACCCAAGTATATTCATTCGTGTTTTTCGCTAATAAAAAACATTCGTTAAATCTCGGATCAGCTAAAAAACTTCCTTGGAAAGTAACGCCGTAATCGTTTTCAATAGCTTCGAATAGCTTACTTACTTTAATTGCTGGAAACAACTCATCGTACTGAATAGCTTTTGAAGTAGAACAAATATTTTCAGGACCAACATTATACGTCCATTGTCGCGTACTTGCTATTAATGGGTAGCGAACATCGTAGTCAGTTGCTAAGTCTGTAATACGGTCGTAAATTTCAGTACCATTAAATAAAAACTCTAAGCTACTTAAATCTAAATTGTTTAGTTTATCCTCTCCAAACTTGTCTTTTAACGCTAACACGTCACCGTAAAAAGTAACCGTGTAACTATCAACGTGACCGTTCTTTACGTTTGACTTTTCTAACTGTATTTTACCACGTCTAAAAAAAGTAAGGTCTATTTCAATAAAAGCATTCCGCCTTAAATTTTGGTCTATTGTTTGCTCAAGGTCGGACTCATAAAAATATTGAAATATGTTATTATTATGAGGTGAAGCTGGAACGGTGAAACTTTGCGAAAAGTCGGTAAATACTTTTGAAATATCCGAAATATTTTGAACGCTGGAATTTACACTTATTTGTTCATCGTTGAATAATTCTACTTGAACACCTTCTACAAATAACCCGACTATCCGTTTCATATTACGTTGTTAATTACATTGTAAGCAAATTCAAACTCTAATTGGTAGTTAATCGTTTTTTGGTTTATGTTCTTGAATAATTCAGTGCTTTGTGTTTTTAAAGTAGCAGGTAAACTATTAATTAATATCCTTTCACTTAACATTAGTTCTTTAAGTAGATCGTTATAGCTTTCATCTACCCAGTCCGTGTTTACCTTTATTGAACTTTTACCGTTTGTGTTAAAGCTCTTTGTTTGGCCTTCTAACGTGTTATAGTTTGGAAAAGTCGATTGCATTAAATTGTATTTCGTGTTTTCAGCGCTTAGCGTGTTATTTGAAGCAGCATAAAACCAAGTTCTTTGCCATGCACCATATTTGTTTACGAAGTCGCATAAAACAGGCGTATAACGACAATTTAAGTTAGGTTTAAAGTATCCAGTCCATTTAACCGCGCTTAATGTTCCGATAATTTCTAACTTATTACCATCAGCATAATAATTAGGGTGAACCCTATAAACATCTCGCATTGCGTTTGTTCCTGTAAGCGTAACTGTTATACTTGCTCCCGTTCTTAGGTTGGTATATTTAGCATCCCAATTTACTTGACGTTCTAACATTATTTGACCGCCCCTATACGCGTTATTTGTACTCGGGTTAATACTTGGGTCATAGGCATAATAAAACGTTCCTTCATCATGTAAAACAACATCACTTAATGAATAGTTATAGCCTTGCTCGTAATAAGCAAAACCATCAAATGCTTTATCAGTTACCGTGTCTAAAAGAATGTAACTTCCTCCGTCTAATTTATAGCGCTTTATTTGTACGTTGCACCATTGTGTTGTTTCAGAAGCTGGAGTTGTATTGTAAATCTGTTGTCTTACGTTCCAAGTAATAAATTCACGAATGTAAGGGCTTATATTATAATACGTGTTTACGTTGTTTGCTGCTGGAATTAATTTGTCTAAAGTGTACGTTGGGTTTACAGGTGCTGAGCCCGTACCATTCCAAATTCTAAGTTCAACTTGTGAACCTTCTTGACCCGCTTCTGCTATTGTTACTATATATGGCGAACGTGCAAAAATACTCATTTTATATTTTTTAAGTTTTGATTTAATATTGAATTCAACTCCCTTTCGGCATCTAATCCGTATTTATCTATTAAGATATCAGGAAGCTTTTTAAATGCTTTTTCAAATGGCTTAGTAAAAAATAAGCTCGGTTTAATTCCAAACTTAAATATGTTTTTAGCGATTGCAAATTGTAAACCTTTCCTTGTTTGAAATTTACCCTGTGCGTTTCTTGGTGCTATGCCTTTTCGAACTATCCACTTATCCAATTTGCTCGGAGGTGGCATTTTACTTTTATAGCTGTATTCAGTATTGTATTTTTTAAACTTACCTGAAACCCCTTTATCCTGAAAGTTACCATAAGTTTCCATTTCAAAATAAATACCTATTGAGTTTTTAAACTCTTTTACTTCGCCCTGTATTGAGCTGGATAACTTACCTGAACTATCTTTGTTTTGGCGTTTAAGTTCGTCTTTTGCTCCCTTAACAACTTCGTCACGGAATTTTTCTAAAGCTTTTAGTGTTTCGCTCATTAGCAGATAGTCATTGAGTTAGGAACTAAAATATCAAGTGTCATCGTCCAACCTGCTAAATAGTTTTCAAAGCGTTCAGCAAATGGTTCGCAACTTGCGTTACCGTCTACCATGAAATTATCGCTAAATAACTCCCCACGTCTTAAACTTTCGTAAAGTCTATTTTGAACTGCGAACATTGTATTTAAAACGTCTTGCTCGTTGTTGTCTCCAATAAAAATATTCGTGTTTTCGTTCTTTGAAATGTCAACTATATCCATACAAAGAATAGATACATTAAAACGAATTATGTTGTTTTCGATTGAGCTGTTATTTACAATAATATGCGCCAAAGGAAATATAGTCTGCTTAGACAAATCAACTGCAAAGATATCGCCTTCCGTAACCGTGTTTATAAACGCGTCGTTATCGAAGTGATTCTTTAAAGTGTCAAGTAAATTATAATAGTTACCCATGTTTAAATTTTCTTTTTAGTTCGTTATTCTCTATTTCAGTTCTTTGTCGTTCGTAAGTAAGGTAGGTAAGGCACTTGCGAATTCCCAATTTGGTAACTTCATCAAACTTTGTAACGTCTCCTTTAGCGAGTGCATAGATTGAATTATACCATCCCCACTGTTTATTGAACTGAGCCCGTTCTGAATAGTCGTTTTGAGTTCCTTGTTCTTCGTCATCTCCTGCTCCAAAGAGGTAAGAGTAGCTTGTACTAAGTCGTTTCCTAAACGATAAAAAAAAACCGATGCAGCCATTGCAATATCCAAAGGGGCGTATTTCATAACTTCTGCGAACTCATCCGTTCCTGAATATTCCATTATGCTATATGTGTCTTTCGTCTTTTTGGTTATCGGTCTATATAAAACCGCCATAGCCTTGTGGAATGTTTCAACCTTACCTATATTGTGGTCAAGGTCTACATACTCACCGAAACTCATATCTTCTAAGTTAGGAATGAACCCGAACTCAATATCTTTTATTTTAAACGTGGTTTTAAAGTCCGTCTTTTGTTGGAATAGTTCATTAAAGTGATTTGCTAACCCTATAACATCGTTCCATTTAATCTTTAATACGTCATGCATATTAAGACCGCAGAAAATTTCAATAGACTTTTGTGCTATTAACTCCTCATCGTTTGAACCTTCAACTAACTTCATGAACTTTTGATAGTTCATTAAAGGAATTTCACTTAGGCTTGTAGGAATTACTATTTCCGTTTTCATAATTATATAACTTTAGATTTTATAATTGTAGTAAGCTAAGGCAATATCAAAGGCTTGCCCTAACATTTTTGTGTGAATTCGTATTTTCATAGGGTCATCAAACACTATCTTTACCCTTATACCTTTTTTTTCTAAGATGAACTTCTCAACTGTGCGCACCATTAACGGTAGGTCATCTGTCATTTGTGTGAATTAATGAATAAAATATTGCCCGTAATGAGGGTTAACCCCTAAAACTTCCATTTCGTGATAGCGTATCGCGTCAATACTATGGTTATTAAAGTCAATAGGTTTGTTTAATCGAACGCCTGTTTTATCAGTATCCCAAACGTAGCTTCTAAGTTCTTTAATTATGTTAGTGCTGTTTGACGTTACTAAATACTCTTGGCTTTGCATTATCTGAATACCGAAGTTAATTGAGTCTTTACCCTTTGTTACGCCTTTAATCGTCTTTCCGTAGCGTCTTATTTCTTCGATTGATTTAGGCTCTGAGCTGTCCGCATATATTGGCACGTTATCAGGAAGTATTTTAGCTATATCGCTGTTTATCATTCCTGTTCGGTAAACAAGTTCGTTTATTATTCTTTGTCCGTTCCATATATAAACTTCAACCGCTGCAGTAGGGTCGTTCGTGTAACCGAAGTCTAAACCAATTCCTATTAACCTTGCATCGCTTGGAACTTTATCTATTTGCTTCCAGTTAGAGAATATAACGCCCTCAAGCATTCCTATTTCACCTAAGCCATATACCCGCCACCAATTAGCCCAATAAGTGCTTGTAAGAGCTTTCTCGCGGTTCTTTTCTATTTGTTCTACTATTGAGTTGTCAAGTGCTTCATTATCCTTGTAGGTAAGAATTATAAAGTCAGCATCGGGTTCGTCTTTTAGTTCGGTATGCACCCAAAATTCATTAGCTGGATTGAAGTCTAAAAATACTTCTTTTTTAGTCCGTATAGCAAGTTCATTATAAGACTCAAAGGTAACATTATTGCATTCGTTAATATAAAGAATGTCACGCCGAGCACCACGTAACTTAGAGCTATCATCCGCACTAAAAAATTCAA